TGAAAATCCTAACCGAGGGTTTTGTCCCTCGCTTCACATAAAGTGATTTGTACAATATCGCTGGTGAAGTCACCGTGTTACGTCTATGATTGAACTATGCATAGTCTGTAGGTCTTACTACAGGGCCTAGATAAGCTCTATTGGTAGCTAGGAAATCAAAGTCCTAGACTAGTAAAATTATTACATGTTGAGATTTGTTGCTATTTCCCTAGGTGAAACTAGGAGCATACACTAGAAGTGCAACTCGCTAGCTCAGATTTAGTAAAGGATGTTGTCTCTAAGGAGGCATTCAGTAATTGAAAGGTTTGCACGTTGGCGTCCCATGTGGGCTCATACCCTTGTTATAGTGGTACGAGGATTCAACAGGTTGACTGTAATAGGCACCAATAACTTATTGGCTAATGTGGTAGGCCCCTACGGGGTTAACCCTAACCTTACCTTGTAACAGGCACCTGCAGCCCGGAAGGTCATTTGTGAACCTTTTGGAAACTGAAGGCTGAAAATATGGGCCAATTAATTTGAATAACTAGACATGACCGTAAGATTAAATACATTTTTTAACCGTATGGCGCCATGGATAGCGAAACAAATGGTCCCAAAATTCAGTGGTGTTTTCAGCGTAAAAGCTGGAAAAGCCCTGGTAAATCATTCTAATCGAATGCTTTACTTACTTAGAGGAGGTTTAACTATTGGTTATATTAAAGTTTTTGTAGTGTACGCGAGATTCTTATCCCACCTTTACCGAACCACAAATATGAAATATGTGGTTAAATATTTGAAAACTGCTCAAATCTGCTTAATGCAGTCGGTTGCTAAGCAACCGACCAAAAATCCTTCACAGGTTTTTGGTGCAGCAATTTCTTGTACTGGTACAGGCCTACCGCGAGTAATACCAAAAGCACATAGAGCTCATATACGGAATGGTTCTTTGATCCATATACGGCTGTGGATGACTTTATTTGGTTTATACCGAGTATTGGAATATACAGGCTATCCTACTATTAAAACAATAGTAAGTCCGGGAGTTGACATCACTAACTCTCTCTTCGGTGAGATGCTGGTAGCAATACCAGAATTCATTACACATCATCGATTGGTTTTTAAACCGAGTGTGTTCAAAGCTTGGAGTATATTAAGTGTCTCCCCAACATCACCTCATGTGATTAATGGCGGAAAGAAAGAGGGTAAATATCCCTCTGGACACCTCTACACTGTACTCAACACCTTAGTAGCGTTTAGATTCGCTACTCCAGGTTGGTTACACGCATGGGATTTGTTACCGAAACATGGTGCTATCTTAGCAAATATGGTGCAGGCACCGGGGATGGCTAGATTATTGTCATCACTGGGTTCGCTTACAGACCTCTTGGATAGATTTTCTATAAGAATTTTATCCGTAAGTGGTAATTATTCATTACCAGGTAAACTTGCGTTCAAACAAGAGCCAGCAGGTAAACTGCGGGTATTTGCGATGTTAGATCCTATTAGTCAATGGATATTACGTCCAATTCACAATGGGATTTTCGGTATGTTGTCACAAATTGTATTTGATGCAACATTTGATCAGAGAGGTGCGGTTAAAAGATTTAATGAAACTTTACAATATCTTCATATTGATAATGTATATTCATTTGATCTTACTGCGGCCACTGACCGATTACCAATCAGTATACAAACCCTACTTATCTCGTATTTTATCGGAGACAAGGAAGCAATTGCGTGGAATAGTTTCTTAACTGAAAGATGGTTTACTTTACCCATCAAATTCGGTGATGAAAGACTTACGTCATGTAAGACGCTGGGAGTGTCTACTCCAAACCCATACCTACGGAGTACTTTGACTAAACAAAGTTACCGAAATGTATTTGAAGATCCTAGTAAAATACAAAGTAGTTTCGAATGCGTTTCCGCCGTTCGTTACGCTGTAGGACAACCTATGGGTGCCTATTCTTCCTTTGCTTTACTTGCACTAATACACCATTTAATAGTGTATATGGCGTGGCGTAGATCGGGTTATAGTGGGAAACTACTATACCTTGTACTCGGGGATGACATAGTTATTGCCAATCCTTCGATAGCAGAACACTATCTGATTATTCTTGATCAGCTTGGTGCACCTGTGAATCTAACGAAATCTATTGTAAGTACAAACGGTAGTTTTGAATTTGCAAAAAGGTTCATCGTCGCCGGTTCGGACGTATCTCCCATTTCATGGGCAGAGATGTTCGTAGCTAGATGGGACATTAATGCTTTGATGTCTCTTGCAGAAGAAAATTCTGTAAAACTATCTAATATACTCTCTTATCTTGATCATGGCTATAAAGCAATTTCTCGACTAACAGCTCCTTTAAACGAGATGTCTAGATCGATGGCGCTAACCCTATTATGGTTTAGCAGACCAGGTACCTATCTATCTAAGATGGATAGTACTGCGAAATGGCTACATGCAACGTCTTTTAACGTGTATCACGAACCTGACTTAGATGCGAAAGCACTAGTTAAGTGGTCACAACAATTGGCGATGAGTATGTTGAGGGCTCTTAAGTCCCCTAGTCATCCTTTAGATCCTTATGGATTGAAGGCCTGGATTACGAAATTCGTAAATGAGGAATGTGATGGAATCTACAACCCAATTAATAAGTTGGAATCCTCACAGATCAATGTGTTAACCACGATGCTCTGGACGAGTATCTACTCCTTTTATAGGGAGGCAATGGTGTATGACTATTATGCAGCGCGGGGTGCAATTCAGAGATCAATTATGGAGATGAAACAAGCTCTTAAAAGCCCTTATAAGGCGATTGATGCTCTTGACAGAGTACTTCAGACTGTTTATGAGTCCGAAAAAGAAGCTTCTTCCTTCGACAATACTAATTTATCTGAATGGGTAAATGTAGAACAAGTAACGACATTAAATCGTTGCAAGGAGTTGAAGTGGGCACTATATCTTAGAAAATTTCATTCTAACCTAAATATTGTTAAACCCCAGAGAGCCCTTAAGAAAGGCTTTCATGGTAAGATCTAACTCTAAGTTTATGAATTAAACAATGATATAATTGGAAGGATTCTGACTGGTAATTCGGTTGGAAGAAAGTCTTCGAAGGTCATCATTGACATCCAAATACCTCTTCACAGGAAGGTGACCAGATAAGGTTTCTCAGAAATGGGAAATTTTATTTATGAATCATCTCTTACAAGATAATTCCGGCGTGCTAAGTGTTTGGAAAAGGAACAACATCCTCTGGTAAGAAATTACGCAGGAAATGTTATTAACCTCTAGCCAGGGTTAATTAGAAGACTATATGTAAGTCTCTAAACTTATCACTCCTAAAGAATCATTCACCTTTTTATAATCAAGTGATTATAGTGAATATTACTAGATTGACTAGTGTACGAAGGCGTAGACCTTCCGCTGATATTTATTATAAAATACCATGTGCGAAAGAGGTAGTATGAGGAACCCCTACAGGGGGCTAGGGCTTATGATAAATCGTAAGATTATCAGAAAGCATCATATGATATAGAGATTAACAACTAATATTAATTCCTATGATTGACGTTTCTTTCATAGTGACCCTTAGTATTATTATATTTACGAACAGCATCAATTTGACGTTTCTTATTGATCTAACTAATAAATATATGGGTTAATTCGATATTGATTATGGGATCCGAAACTCTAAGGTCAGAAACCAGAAATGGTCTGATGGAGAACGAAACACAAGGAATAACGATACATATACATTATTGGGATATGTTAGAGGCGTAAATAGGGCAAACCCTATTAGCTCCGGAAACGGACATATTCAAATTCATAAAGGCCACTTGAGGACTGCTTAATAGCAAGTTAAGTAAGCTCATTAAATTTGTTGATATCGCTTAATGCG